CAGCAGCTAAAAAAGAAGCCTCGGATATAAAAAAGGAAGTTGAAAACGCCCCACCCGAAGCAAAAAGTTGGTATGAGAAAAAAGTTGGCAGTAAGATTGATAAAGTTTTAGATTTTTTTGAAGATTTACAGTCAAATGAAGGTCCTGGTAAAGAAGAATCAGTCAAAGTAATCAACGGAAAAAAATATAGTGCAATTAAAGAATCCGTTAATAAAAGAATTTCTGTAAAAGAAGTTCATAAGTGGTTAAAGGGATTGGAAGAATATCGATATCGTAAGATACCAGGAGTTGATGCACGAAGAATCACTTCATTCGTAAACAATGGTTTAAATGAAACAGATTTACCTATTTCATTACAAAAGAAATGGGGAAATGCTAAATACAGTAGAGAAAAACATTTAGCTGATAAATTCGTAAAAGAAAGAATCAGTAGAAAATTAGCACGAAATGAATCAAATCATCCACTTAAAGAACAATATAATAAATTGTTCAAAAATAAGGTAGTATTATGAGAAATATAAAATTAATGGGTTTAATCGAAGATTTGGGAATAATGGCCGATGAAAAACCAAAAGTAAATAAATACGAAGTAATTGAGGCAGTAAAATCATATGCTAGAGTTGGAAAACAAATCCAAGTCAATAATAACATTATGGAAGCCGCTAAACAATTAGCTCAAATGGCTGAAGCTGCTCAAAATCACGTATTAAGTGAAACAAATGATTGGTTTGACGCCGTTAGTGTAAAGAGAAATATGAAAGAACTAAAAGGTTTGACAGGTCAGTTCAAAAAAACTGCTGTCGAGGCGAATGCCACTAATCAACGACTTTCTGCTCTTTACGAAGATATGGGAAATATATTGAATCGTTATTATGATATTGATGAGGCGTTGGATCCAGTTGGTCAAGAAGATGATGATGTCGATAACGATGGCGATTCCGATGATAGTGATGCATATTTAAAGAAACGTAGAGATGCTGTTTCTAAGGCTGTCAAGGGAGATGGTTAGGGAATTTTTATTTTGCTCACTTATATTGTGGCAAATCGGTTTTATCATAGGAATATTATTAAAGTTATTTTATTATCCAAGTGGGAAAAAATTTGTACCAACACCAGTACCGACAAGGATACCGGCGGTAGAAGTTGAAAGACCAAAAATAAAACCAACTCATGTGGACATAGAAGTGAAAAAACAAATTCATACAGAAAAACCAACACTATCATCGATTAAATCAGATGAAGTTATTAAGGGTAAAGTAAAGACTCAAAAGAGAAAATTAAGAAAATTAACAAGAGGGTTATAATATGGCAAAAGGTTTAGATTGTGGTACATCATTTTATATAGCAGCCACAGAAGATACAATTAAAAAACAAAGAAATGCATTCTTAACAGTAGACGGGGAGGTGACTCAAGTCAAACGAATGCTAAAAAGACAAGGAATTCCATTTGTTGAGAAAGCCAGTAAAGTACATATAGTTGGCCAACATGCTTTTAATTACGCTCAAATATTCAGTACGGCAGAATTAAAACGACCTATGAAAAGTGGATTATTAAATCCAACCGAAAGAGATTCTTTACCAGTATTAAATGCTATAATTGGTGAACTCTTAGGTGACGCAAAAGAAAATGAAACATGTGTTTATTGTGTTCCAGCAAAACCAATTGATGCCGATAGAGAAGTATTATATCATGAAGATGTATTAAGAACAATTATAGAACAATACGGATATGATGCAAAAAAGATTGAAGAACCAGTTGCACTTGGATATGAAGGATTAGTTGATACACAATTAACTGGAGTGTCAATTTCAATGGGTGCCGGTATGTGTAATATTGCCGTAATGTATCAAGGAATGACATCATTATCTTTTAGTGTAAGTCGTGGTGGTGATTGGGTTGATGATAATGTTTCAATGGATACTGGAGTTTCAAAAGCAAAAGTAACATATATTAAAGAATCATCTAATATGCTTGATTTAACAAAAGGAGTTTATCAAGATATTTATGAAGAAGGAACTGATGAAGCTAATGTATTAATTGCAATTAGGTCTTATTATGGTGCTCTTATTAACTATTTATTAACGAACTTAAAAGTTCAATTTGAAGGTGTTGAAAATGTACCTAATTTTCCTGAACCAGTACCGATTGTGATAGGTGGCGGTACGGCATTAGTAAAGGGATTCTTAGATGTATTTAATGAACAATTTGATCAAGGAGAATTTCCAATACCTATATCAGAAATAATTTTAATTGAAGATGCTCATGTGGCTGTAGCTCGTGGGTGTTTGTCTGAGGCACAATTAATTGAAGAAGATGAAGAAGATTAATGAAACAACTGGAACAACTGGTTCTCCTGGCACAAAGGGATATACGGGATTTATGCCATCAGAAAAGTATGCTAAATATAAATCAGACTTGGCAAGAATTATTAAAAAGACAACTGGTTATGAAATGGTAGATTTTGAACCAATAGTCATGGATACAATTGATGTATCCGATAATGAAATTAATCAAGATAATGTAGATGATAAAAATATTGCTTCAAAATCACGACATAAAGAGTTGGAAAAAGATTTTCAAAAACAAATGAATGAAAGCATACCTACTTTAAAGGAGCTTTTGTTTGGTGAATAAAAACTATAAAGGTTATAAGATGAAACAAAAACTTAAAAAAGACCTTCAAAAACAAAATAATACATTGATGCACGTGGTGGTAAAAGATAATAATATTGAACGGGCTCTTAGGGAATTTAAAAAAAGAGTTAAGAATTCTAATTTATTAAAAGAATTACGAGAAAGAGAATGTTATGAAAAGAAATCTTTGAAAAAAAGACGACTTGGAAAGCTAAGAGCCTTGAAAATAAAAACACTACAAAAAGATTAGTTTTTAATTTTTACTTATATTTATATATAACCTCAATACACCATGTCTATATGGTGTCTAAAATAGAAACCTCTATTAAAGTTCCAGAATAACTTTATTCCAATATAAAACATATATGGAGACAAATTATGTCTGATTTGTTAAAAGAAGCTATTGCAGATGCAAAAGCAGTTCGTGAAACAGCACTTCAAAATGCCAAGATGGCTTTAGAAGAAGCATTTACTCCTCATTTGAAATCAATGTTGTCAGCAAAACTTGCTGAAGACGAGTATGAAGATGAAGAAGAAATGGGTGAACCTGAAGATGAAATGGGTGATGAAGAACCTTCAGCCGAAGAAATGGCTCGTAGTCAATATCGTGAAGATGATGATGAAGAAATACCAGTAGATATCGGTGAACCTGAAGATGAATTTGGTGATGAAGAAGAAACAGAAGGCGTTTCTGAAGAAGATATTATCGAAATCGATGGTGTAAAATATGCACCAATCGTAACTGAAGATGAATTCGAAGAAGATGTCGATGTTGATGAATCTGAAGAACTTGATTTAGAAGCTGTAATCAAAGAACTTGAACAGGAAATTGCTGAATCTGAAGATTTAGATGAAGATGAACTTGACGAATATTCCGGAACCAAAGCTGAGAAAAGGCAAAAAGCTGGTGGCCGTGAAGCTCATACCAATGAAGAAACCGTAACTGAACAAGAAGATGATGATAAAGATAAAGATGATGATGATGATGAAGTGAAAACTGAACAATCTACTTCTTCTGGTATCGGTAAAGGTACTGGCGTCAAAGCCGCTTCAGCTGGTGATGAAGAAGATCCTGGTAAAGGTAAAGTTCACGAATCTGTTGAAAATCTGCAAACAGAGCTTAAAGAATATAAGGAAGCTGTCACATTTTTACGTGATAAGCTTCATGAAGTTAACATCCTTAATGCAAAACTTTTATACACGAATCGTTTATTTAGAGAATTTGCCCTAAGTAATGACCAGAAATTTAAAATCGTTGAAACGTTTGACAGAGCTCAAACAACTCGTGAGATTAAGTTGGTTTATTCTACTTTGGCAGAATCTTACAAAGACGGCGGTTCAGTTAAAAAAGCTGAAATTAAGGAATTTGCTAGTCGTAAATCTAGCGGAACTGCCCCTAAGAAGAAAATTATTTCTGAAGAAGATCAGGTGGCAAACCGTTTCAAGAAATTGGCTGGCATTTTAAATGATTAATCACAATTAATTTTGGAGAACGATAATGAGTGATATGAAAACACTTCTCGACCCTTCCCCTATGAGGAAGCAAAAAGAAGAATCACAAAAACTCGTAGCAAAGTGGAATAAATCTGGACTTTTAGAAGGTATGGATAATGAGTGGCAACGCTCTGGTATGGCAGTATTGCTAGAAAACCAGGCTCGTCAACTTATTTCTGAGGCTTCTAAAACTTCACCTAACGCCGGTACAGGTGTAGGTGATGAAGAATGGTCCGGAGTTGCTCTTCCTTTGGTACGTAGAGTATTTGGTAACATAGTTGCACAGGAATTAGTTTCTGTTCAACCGATGAATTTACCTTCCGGCCTTGTTTTCTACTTGGATTTCAAGTATGGAACCAACGTTGGTAAATTTTCAAGTACTGCAGGTAGTAATGATATCTTTGGCAATCAAGGTCCTAATTCACCATCTGGTTCAACTGCTCCTTTTGGAGAAGATACTGGATTCTATGGAACTGGTCGTTATGGCTATTCCATTAGTGCATCAAGCATACCCGCAACTTTTGCAACGCCTCAAAGTGCATCTTATAAAGATATTGATTTCAATTCTGAAGTCTCTGCGTCTATGAATGCTGCTGATTCGTTTTGGAAAGTAACAACTGCTATAAGTGGTTTTACTAACCCTGACTTAAAATCAGTTCGTGCTTGGAGTTTTACTGATGCTGGTACAGCTCCGCTGAAGGCAAAAGTCTTACCGCAATTTACAAAAGTTGTTGGTGCTAATGTACAATTGATTGTATCTGCATCCACTGGAAATAATGCAACTGGATCTTATACGGTTAAGTATTTGAAAGAAACTACTGCTGGTAACAGAGGTGACTTTGAAGATCGTATTGGTAATGCTAATGTTGATCAACTTTCAATTCCTGAAGTCAATTTGGAACTTAGGTCTTTACCTATTGTTGCTAAGACTCGTAAGTTGAAAGCTGT